GGTTCAACGTCATCAGTATGTCGCCAATGGCCCCAGGGCGAACCAGAGCTACCTTCCGGCGTGCGTTTTTTATCTTGACTGGTACTGGGTCATATTTGGCCGCAAATTGCGCCTGAAGCCGTTCTATGCGTTGCTGCCATTGAGCATCATGGCCTTCAATTCGGTCTGCTGCCTTTTCTGCCCAATGAACAGCATTTTCAATGTTACCCATATGCTCATGACACCAACTTATCCAGCGTGGCGGCTGATCGCGATATGCTCCGACTTCGCGCCACAGTGCGGTGGCGGGGATTGGCTGGTCAAAAGCGCCAAGAGCATAGAGAATGCTTGCGTTATAGTCTTTCAGCTTATAGTGAATCTCAGCGGCGCACATCGGGAACTCTGCCCAATCTGGCTGATGCCGAATTGCTAGATATAGGAGCCTTAAAGCTTCTTCGTTGCGTTCCAATGCTGCCAGGGAACGTGCCAGATAGAGCCACGCAAACAGTGCTTCATCACGATAGCCTTCACCCAGATCTAGGCGCTTCTGGAACCATTGCGCGGCCTCTTCATGCTGACCGCCATCGCGGTATGTACAGCCAAGATAAAACGCTGTGCGCATGTCATCAGGCGAATCCTGCCATTGAAGATGTAGCAAGCGCAGATTGCGGACGTTGCTATTTTCTTGGTTTGCATCTGGATCGGCATGATGCCGGATAGTCGCGTAACAGGTTTCTTTACGCAGACCATCGATCTTCGGCCATTCATGTACGCGCCCATGGAAGCGGACTCCGGTTCCGTTGCGCCACATACGATAATGCAGCCATTTGGAATTATGGTGGCCGCTCTGCATGAATACTGACCAGACATCGATATCATCGCGGTACATCGCGCGCTTAATAGCTGCTGGGTCAAGTAGTTCGTCGTCGGCATCCATCCACATCAGATGCGTGCAGCCGCTGGCCTCGGCAAGTTCTACGGAATGATTACGGGCCGCGCTGAAATCTTGCAGTTTCCAATCGCCGTTTTCATCTTTCTCGCTGGCTTTTGTATAGCTTACATATGTCAAAAAATCTCTAGCGGCTATATGCGCGACATTCACCGTATTATCTATTGATCCTGTATCGACAATCACAACTTTGTCTGCGATTGATCGTACAGATTCCAAGCAGCGCGGCAAATCGCGTTCTTCGTTTTTGACAATCATGAAAATGCATAGGGATGGTTTTTTCATTTGGTGTATCCCTGTTGTAGTTCCATTACCGGGCTTAGCCATGTCTGCGCTTGAATCTGCATCGGCTTCCATTTTGTTTTGATGACGCGATTGAATTTATATTTCAAATCATCCTGAGAATCATCGTCATCAATTTCCTTATGGCTGTTCTTCCTGGCCTTTTGGATGAAAACTGGCGGCATGTCAGTAAGATAGTTTTCGTATTTTTCCTTGGATACAAAATTAATCAACAGCGGTTTTTGCTTAGGTGGATTCATTGGCCGTCTCGATATCTCGCCAAGTTCCACCATGAGCGCGATTGCATGGTGAATATGCCTGAGACTGAGGAACACTCCTTTGACCAGTAAGAGATCGTAGATATCATCGACAATCAACGTTTGCATTTCCAAGACAGAGGCGATTTTCATGCGCGCTGCCAGCATTTGTTTCTCTTTTGGTTTTTTCGTATTCATATCATTCTCCAATTATGGGCCTGAGTATGAAATCACGGCATCCAGGCGGAACGGCATAAGTGCTTTCGACGGTGAACAATCCGGTCTGCACAATCGCCTCCATCACGCTATCGTAGCAGTGAAAGAATGGGTGAATGGTGTAATGACCTTCGGTAAGATCGCGCTCAAATCCTGCTACGTCATGCGCCGGCATGCGCAAATAAACCACGCCGTCATCATGAATCAATGAGCGTAATTTATTGAGCGCAGCAAGCGGATCATACATGTGCTCAAAGACATGAACCATCGTGATGAGATGAAACTCTTCGCCTAGCAAAATGGCATTATGTTCCGCATCGTCAAAATCACATGGCTCATGTTTCACGTTAAGCTCTGAGCACCACTGCTCAACCTGTTTTCCTGGCTCCATGCCATGCGCACGGCATCCGAGCCGATATAGGCTATGCGCCAGCCAAGGATAAGCACACCCAATATCAAGCGTATTGGGCCTGGCGCCCCAAAGTTCCAAAGGCTCCAGATAACGATTGAATAGCGCGAGCGCGAGATTGGCATTAATTTCCTTATCTGCTTCAATCATTTGCTCTGGCGGTGCTTCGTGATCACCGTGCATGATCTTTGGCAGTGATAAATCTTGGAACCAGCAATCGCAGTGTCCGCAGACGAAATAAGGTGTGTCCTGGCGCTGCTCGTGGGTTTCTGTTTTACATATTGGGCATTGCATGCTATTTCCCTTTCTCTGCGATTTGAGCGTCAATGGCAAGATCGACAGTTTCTTGATTAAATTTAACGCCATCAAATGCTTTTCCTACAGACAAATAAAATGCACAAATTCCAGGCTCACTTTTATCACGCAGCCAGCGATAACGATTTGCATGCTTCTTATCCACTTCCAGCGCTTCGGAATAACCTGGTAAATCTTTCAGCAGCAGAGTTTGGCCTGTGCTTAGGACTATGAGCGTGTCTCCGTTGTGATTGTGCGATAGATGGGCGGTTACGGACTTATTTTTGGTGTGCCATAGAATATTGCGAGCAGCTTGGAATCCTTTCCAAAATAAGCACCATTCATTAGAGCCGATAGGATTTTTTACATAGTCAAACGCGCTGATTGCATATTCCTGTTCGGCCTCTTTGCGCATTGCTTCGTTATTTGGATTCATGGCTAGAGTTCTCCGTAAAATTTACCTAAATCGAATCCGCATTGAGCCGCTTTCTCTATCGCTGCCTTCAGCCGCGCATTCTCTTCTTGCGCCTGGGTTAGCTGGGTTTGGAGGTATTGGACTTTACCGTATGCTATTTCTATTTCTTCAGCACCTGAAATCATAGAATCTGCATAATCACTATGGCTATAGCCAGGATTAGCCGCATATTCTCGCAGGCACTCACTGATCACAGTAGGCGCTTGCTGCGCGATATTGAGAGGGGCAGAATCTTCGCGATCAGAGTAATTCATACCACATTTTTCGCATCATGCCGTTCATAGATTTCCTTCGACGGCATATCAATACTAAATGGGCTATCAGCTTTTATCGCCGCATCCGTTACCTTGTTCAGTTGGGTGATGTCTATTGCCATGATTTAATCCAGTACGACCAGATGCACGCCTTGCGCGTTTGGCTCCATGATGCGGCCATTTTCTATCAAGTCAGCAATGATTGATGATGCTTGCAGAGAAGTTGTTTTAAGATCGCGCATTATGGATTTGACTGAAACTTTGGTTTCCTTTGCGATATATTTTTCTACCTCTTCAAATGTCACGTCGGATTCTGCCTGTTCGCTTCCTTGCAGCATTGATTCCATGACCTGATTTAATTGCTCGGCGCTGCTGTGAAATAGGCTTTCGGCATCTGCGCGCGCTTGCTTCTGTTCAGGCGTCACAAGTTGCTCTTCGCCAGTTGATGGCCGCAGTGTGATATTGACTTCCTGCTGAATCAGCGTACACAGCTTGCCGATCTGGTCTTGGTCAGGATGCGCCTGCACGCGGAAATTGATTTCTACGCTGCCGCCTTCCTGACAATTGAAAACGAATTTATTTACCTTGCATTCGGTTAGCTTGATATCCGAAATGCCGCCAATGCCGAAATCGACTATAAGAGTTTGCAGTTGCAATTCAGCGGCCCACTTAATCGCTCCGAGCAGCGGAAACTTGAGCTTTGTCAGCAGAGTTGGGCTGTCAAGAAGATCAGGGTTTTCCTCATCCTTTTTGTACAGCGCATATTTCAAACCGCCTTCGAAATCATATAGCACTTCGTTGCTCAGCGTCACATTGATGGCGATGTCGCAGGCGAGTTTATTTTCCTCGCCGTGCTTTTCTGTGCGCGGATTGACGTTTGTGATTTTGATGCGCTGATCGAGTAATTGGAACATGGTTTGTTTTCCTTTATTTATTGAGTGAATTGCTGTTTCTTTGTTTCATAGATGTTTGCCAAATCTATACGATGATCTGGATTTTCTATGGTGTTGATAAGATCAGCAGCCTCATTCAGATAATCAATATTTTTAGCCGCCTGCATCCGGTTTTTTAGTACCATGAATTCGCTGGGAGGCGCGGCATTGTCCTGGACATCGGTAATATCGGCTGGCATATCTGGGCACTCATCATCATTGATGAATACAAAATTGCCGTCAATCGTCGCGCCCTTGCCAGTCTCAGAAGCGATTTCGGCATTGATGGCATTTTCCAAGTCTTGCGACTGTGGCAGATATTTCAACGCCTGCAACAATACGACCTTTCGGCCGTACATTTCAAAATTGTTTTCGTCTTTGTGCGCATAGTGGCGCGGCCCGACCTTGTTGTACTTATCCAGATGCTTTTTGACCTTGTATGCCGTCCATACTTCAATCACCGGCCATTCGCTGCCTTTGACGCGGCCTATCGCGTAATAGTGGGTGATGTCGGCGTGGTTCTCGTTGTCGCCTGGTTTATGCTTCAGGAATGGAGAGTCGCCCAACGCGTAATCGAATTCGTCGCCAGCATGCACGATGCCAGTCCACACCGATGCGCGGCCAGTACGCGATACCAGATCGACCAAGCCTTTCCATCCTGGCACATAGGACACATTCCCCTTGTAGGCGACTAGATAGCCCTTGCCATTGCCCAGGCCTATTCCGCTATTCACGGCGATGCTGACGGCGGTATAGAAAGAATCGACTTTGGCCTCTTGTAGGTCTTTGCTGTTCATCAGCATCACCGTCGCCGTGCGGATCTCGCGCTCAATGACCATGTGGCCCGGGATACCGGAACCCAGCAACTCCTTGCGCTTTTCCAGATAGTCGGTTTTAGCGAGAATCGGATGCTGGTTGCGGTTGACGATATCACCTTGTTGTTTGCCGGTGGCCGCCGCCTTCAATGCTTGAGAACTCATTTCTTTGCCTTTTTGATTCTGAGGACTCGGATAACTTTTGTCCTCTTGTATTGGTTAAATAATTCCGGCTGCTCATCCTTGAACTTTTCCATGTCCAGGCGCGTATCGTTCTGGCCTTTCCACGAACAGATTTCTTTTCCATCAAACAGCAGGACAGAAAACGGATTGATGAAGTCTGCTATCTCATGCTTGAGTAATTCCTCGCGCTCTTCAAGCGTCTTAATTTTATATTTGATGCCTTCCAATTCAACGACCTTCTGCGCGATTTCTGGAGAGGCCGCAATGCTTAGGCCATTATCGACTGGAAACAGTAGTTTGACATCATCAAAGGTGAAGGTATCAGGCGCCACGCCTGCCAGCACATGATCATTCCAAAACGTGATGGACTTTTCGCGCATCGCCTCAATGGTTTCATCGTCGGCAATCGTCCAGTAAATAGCCACATCATCCAGGCCGATCAACGCAGCTACCAGCGTCTTACGCCGGCGCGTGATACCAAGGCCATGCATGAATTGCGCAGCGTATTCGATTGGAACTTCTTCGCTATCCTCTTCGCCCCACTTACGCCGCGCAAAGCCAGTGACCGTCTTGCAATCACCGTTGATGTGTTCGCCGTCAAGCATCAATTCAAAGTCGATTTCGCAAGACAAGAAAGGATAGTCAGGGTCGGTATAGCGCTTGTTTGTCGCCAACAGTTCCACATCGTGGCCCTGTTCGCGCAGCTTGTCCAGCACCATATCTAGTACCACTGGCTCAAGCTTCTTTCCGCGCGCAAAGATGCGCTCACGTACTGGATCAAATGGCTTAGGCGCTGCCTGACCTGTTTTCTCAAGCCACAATTCAACAGGTGTTGCGTAGGGGCTGACGCCGAGGATTGCGGCGGCATCAGAGCCGCCAAGATAAGTTTTGCGCTTGGCGTTCCATTCTGGAGAGCCTACTGGCATATCAGTAATATCGATATGCGCAGCAGGCGCATAAGGTGCATTTGGAGATAACATTTTTATCTTTCTATTTTTAGAAATTACAATTCAGTCTTTACGCCATTCAAAGCGCAGAAAGCAATGGAAAATTCTATGAGGCTTGACCCGCGCTGCTTACTCATCAATGCTGTCGATTCCCGGATATTCACTAACTCACCATCCAAACCGGGAATGATTTCAAACTCTTCCTTAGTCGCGCTCGCATGTCCGCTGACTAATAAAACTTTCCATTGCGAAGATGTGCGCGGCTTCCCGGCCCAAAGCAATTTTGACTTAGCCAGATCGCCGCATATGGCATGAAACTTCGCGCTCTGCTCGCTTGTCCTGATTGGCTCAGTGAAAGTCACCATCAATCCTTGCGGCGCTTCCTTGCAGTATTGCGCGGCCCGTTGGCGTGCCTCTGCATGGGACAAGAAGAAAACTTTCTTGGTCATTGAGAATCACCGATTACAAGAACAATAAACAGCAAAACAACAATCATCACCATGCTAATAATTTCATGCAGTTGAATGCCGCTTTCATCCTCTTCGCGCAGCATGAATTTGCTTTGCATATGTGGCCGGTTGATCTTATTTTTCAGCCGGTCACAGTCACGATGAAGAAGCCACAGCAAAAGCCGATGTTTGATTTTCATGATGCTGCCTTAGTCCGGCATTCCGACAGAAAGCCATTGTTGATAGCTGCCGATATGCATAAGAAAATATGTCGAATGCAGATACACCCTGAATAATTCTTTCTGATACGGATACATGACTGTCTCCAAAAAGCACTACAAAATATTCCAAGAATATTCCTGGCACTTACGCGGCCAGGTTACGGGTTCATGTGTGCACCCTGTTCCGTGGGCTTCCAGTCTCAAGCGCTTAGGACTTGCCTGCACTCACGATGCGAAGTTTAGAGTCGTGCGCCCCTAATTTCCCTGTGCTTCACTCACGGCCACACTGCGCTGGCAGTATTAGAGATAATCTGATCTGAATTTCATTGCACGCGCCAGCCATTGCATCCGGCCTTCTTTGTCCTGGCGCCGATCTGATCTACGCCGCTCAATAAAATTAACATTGATGACGTTCTGGCGCCGGTCGCACATTTTCGGAGCTTGCTGGAAAAGTTGCTTTATGCCTTCAAACATGATTGCACCTGATTATTGTTAAGTGAAACTTTATTTGCGAGCCTCTTCCTCGGCCAGTCTGCGCATATCAGCCATCGCAGTTTCATTGTCTTCATAAAACCGCGTAGGGCTGACCAGTAGGTCAGGTGAGCTTGCATGGTAGATCAGCAGAGCGGCCAATGGCGTATCGTGAAAACGTTCCAGCGCCTTTCCAGCTTCTGCAGCCAAATGCACGACCCATCCAGCACGGCAATGTGTTGTTTCGCAACTATGCCAAGTTGACATATTCAGAGCATCTGGCTTACTGACAGCAGCTAAAACAGTTTGGTGTATATTTTCGATTACTGGAATTGCCGGCGCACCCAGATTCCCAGATTCCGCATCTGGCTCAGCTTCCAGATTCTTTTTGTCAAACAGATTAACAATATTCGAGCAGTCGGAGCAGCTGGAGCAGCTGGAGCAGCCAGAGCAGCGGGAGCAGCTGGAGCAGCGGGAGCAGCGGGAGCAGCTGGAGCAGCGGGAGCAGCTGGAGCAGCCAGAGCAGTAGGAGCAGTAGGAGCATCTGTAGCAGTCGGAGCAGTCGGAGCAGTCGGAGCAGCTGGAGCAGCGGGAGCAGATGGAGC